AGCTAAAATTTCTGGACCTCTGTCAGGACTGATTGGTCTACCTTCCTTACGTTCGAAAGGTGCCCACTCTGGATATGTTAATTTATAGTAGCAAGGTATTACTTCGATACCTTTCTCACCATTATACAGTCTTTTTGTTACTGTATTATAGAACATTCCAGCTTCTGCTCCTTCAACATAGTTCGCATGTTTCTTTTTAGTTTCATCCGAACTTGTTTGTAATAACTTAAGAAATGGTAAAGCCATATCGTCTTTATCTATGTTCTCAAGTCCAGCTCCAGCGTCTTGAACGAAATTCATTTCCGCTGGTAAGTTACCTTCTTTTTTGACCGTTAGGTCGCTTG